TGTACAGGCAAACTACCTTAGAGATTTACCAGTACCCGGTGAGAAACTTACTTATCAGGATCTTAGAGTTGATTTTCTTGTAGACGAGAAGTTAGAAAATTACAATCAATTGTATGAGTGGATAACTTCACTTGGATTTCCAGAATCCTTTGATCAGTTTTCAAGGTTACAGAAAGATAGTAGATATTTTCCTGATGAAAATAGTTCTTTTCAAGAAAGATCTGACGCTACACTTATCATACTGAATAGCAACTATCAAGAAGCAGGCACTATCAAGTTCAGAGATCTTTTCCCAACTGAACTGACAGGAATACCTTTTGATGCTACAATAGAACAGCAACAGTATTATACTGCAACTGCAATATTCAAATATACTATGTACGACTTGATTGACAATGACGGAAAGAAGGTCTAGTTTTTCATTAGATAAGATACAAGAAATGTGGGAGTCCGATTCTAAAATGAATCAGGACGAACTCGATGCAGAGTCACTAAAGATACCTCAATTACATGCAAAGTATTACGACATATATAATGTAACGCTCACTCTCAGAAAACAAACTGAGACTGCATACTCTAAAATTTTATTAGAAAGAAGGCAGTATTATCAAGGAAAAGCAACTGCTGCTGTATATGCAGAGGAACCCTTTCCTTTCAAGGTAAGAGATAAAGATGATCTAAAACTCTATCTTGATGCTGACGAAAAACTAAAGAAATTATCTCTAAAACGAGAGTATTACGATATGATGCTCCGTTATACTGAAGAGATACTCAAACAAATTTCTAATAGAACATATCAAATAAAGAATGCGATAGAGTGGCGACGTTTTACCTCTGGTTATGGCTGATCTGGTTATACGTAAGAAGAATGAAGTATTTTTACGAGTCGAATGTGACCCTCACATAAAGCATGAGTTACAGGATCAATTTACTTTTGATGTTCCGGGTGCTAAATTCATGCCACAATACCGCAATAAGTATTGGGATGGTAAAATTCGTCTATTCAATATGGATAGAGGAGAAATTTATTGTGGACTGATTGATAAATTACAAGTTTTTTGCGAAAGATATTCATATACATTTGAGTTTGAAGAGAATAAACACTATGGATTACCTTACGAGGAGAATGAATCATTCTCAGAAGAGGGGGTCAGAGACTATCTAACAACAATATCTAAGTATAAACCTAGAGATTATCAGGTAGAGGGTGTTACAGACGCTCTGAGACGTAACAGAAGGTTGCTTATATCACCAACCGCATCAGGTAAATCGCTGATGATCTATTCTATCTGTAGATATCATGTAGAAAACAATAGAAAGGTATTGCTAATTGTTCCTACTACATCACTAGTAGAGCAAATGTATAAAGATTTTGAAGATTATGGTTGGGATGCAGAAAAATATTGTTATAAAATTTATGGTGGTGCACCAAGAAACACTGATCAATCAGTGATAATCTCCACATGGCAGAGTATATACAAATTAGATCGTAAGTGGTTTGCTAATTTTGAGGTGGTAATAGGTGATGAGGCACATCAATTCAAATCCAAATCACTAGTAAATATCATGACCAAGATGGCAGATACGAAATATAGATATGGATTTACAGGCACACTTGATGGTACACAAACTCACAAGTGGGTGTTAGAAGGGTTGTTTGGTCCATCATATAAGATTATCAGCACTAAAAAACTACAGGATGCAGGGTATCTTGCTAAGTTAAATATCAAAGTCTTACTTATGAAACATGAACCTACGAAGTTTGATACTTATGAGGATGAGGTTCAGTATATTATCAATAATGAAAAAAGAAACAAATTCATCAAAAACCTCGCTCATGACTTGAGAGGTAATACTTTGATACTTTACAGTAGGGTTGCCACCCATGGACAGGTTCTTTTTGATCTGATAAATATTGGTAACCGAAAGGTATTCTTTGTTCATGGTGGTGTGGATGCTCAAGAACGAGAAGAGGTCAGAAGAATTACTGAGACTGAAAAAGATGCTATAATAGTAGCATCATTCGGAACATTCTCAACAGGCATCAACATCAAAAATTTGCACAACATTATCTTTGCTTCTCCTAGCAAGTCTAGAATTAGAACACTTCAATCTATTGGTAGAGTTCTTAGAAAAGGGAACAACAAAGTCAGTGCAACATTATTTGACATAGCAGATGACACGAAGAAAGGATCGAGAAACAATTACACACTAAACCACTTGATCGAAAGGATCAAATACTACAACGAAGAAAAATTCAACTATGAAATTCTCCAAATCAAAATCGGATGAACCTTATGATGAGTTTTATGCTTCATTAAAACTAACAAGTGGCGAAGAAATATTAGCATTAGTCATGGTAGAACTAGGAACAACAGATAATCTTGTTGTAACAAATCCTGTGGTATGTCAAGAAATTCGTTCCTCTGGAACGAATATACCCATGGGGTATAAGTTTGAACCATGGATGAAGTTGACTGATGATGATACCTTTATAATTTCTCTAGAAAAAATAATTACAGTATCAGAAATTAATAGCAGTGAACTAATAGATACGTATAAAGACTTAGTAAAACATGGATTCAAAGCAACTAATCCTGATCTGACTAAAGATATGGGATATATCAATAGCGTTTCTAAAGCAAGAGATATTCTAGAGAAACTCTATAGATCTAAGAATAGTTAATATAGCCATCTCTTGAACCCTTACAGAGTTATTGTACACAGAATAGACAAGGTTGTCAAGTTATGCTATAATATGAACATATTCGACAGATAATATGGTTAGAAAAAGATCAGAGCACTATGTCAATAACAAGGAGTTTCTCGCTGCTATTGTTGCATATAAACTTGATATCTTAGAGGCAGAGAAGTTAGGGAAACCGAAACCAAGAATTACAAACTATCTTGGTGAATGTTTCTTAAAAATTGCTACACACTTATCATATAAACCAAACTTTGTAAACTATATGTTCAAAGATGATATGGTATGTGATGGTATAGAAAACTGTGTGCAGTATATTAATAACTTTGATCCTGACAAATCTAAGAATCCTTTTGCATACTTTACACAGATCATACACTATGCCTTTTTACGTAGAATACAAAAAGAAAAGAAGCAATTAGAAATAAAACAAAAAATTATTGAAAGATCTGGTTTTGAGGAAGTCATGACTGCTGATCAGGATGGTAAATCATCAGATTATAATTCAATCAAAGATGCTATACAAGCTAGGAATACTAACAGATGAAGATTGCTATCATCACCGATCAACATTTTGGTTTCAAAAAAGGATCAAAGCATTTTCATAGTTACTTCCAAAAATTCTATGATAATATTTTCTTTCCCACATTGAAGGAACGTGGTATTACCACTGTGATTGATATGGGTGATACCTTTGATTCTAGAAAAGGTATTGATTTATATTCTTTAGACTGGGCACAAAGAAATTATTTTGATCAGTTGAGAGATATAGGATGTAAACTTACATCTATTGTAGGTAATCATACTGCATTCTATAAAAATACAAACGATATCAACACTATAGATCTACTACTCAGAGAGTATGACAATATAGATGTAATCGTCAATCCAGAAGAAAGAACGTTTGATAAACTCAAAGTATTATTTGTTCCTTGGATAACTTCAGATGATAGTGAAAGGACTCATGTTATTATAAAAAGATCTTCTGCCAAAGTCTGTATGGGTCATCTCGAACTCAATGGATTCTCTGCACATCATGGATATACAATGGAAGATGGTCATGATGCTCTCCCTTTCAAAAAATTTACCAAGACTTTTTCTGGTCATTATCATACTCGCTCCACTGATGGTAGTATATCCTATCTAGGCAATCCATACGAGTTGTATTGGAATGATTGTAACGATAGTCGTGGATTTCATATATTTGACACTGATACATTGGAACTAGAAGCAGTCAACAACCCTTATCAGATGTACAAAATTATCAGGTATAACGATACTCCTAGACAACTGTTTAGATTTCAAGATTATAAAGATGTAATTGTAAAGGTTGTTGTATTTCAAAAGTCAAACAAGAAAGAGTATGAAAGATTTATTGATGCACTATCTAATGCAGGACCTTATGATCTTAAGATTGTGGAAAAGATTGACGGATCTCAATTAGATGATACAATAGTAGAACAGACTGAAGATACCGTGACACTGTTAGATAAATTTGTAGATGATCTAGAAACTGATCTTGATAAGAACAGAATCAAATCTCTCCTCAAGAACATGTATAAAGAAGCATGTGAGGTGACCATATAATGTGGATTCTTGCCCCCAAAGGTTACAAAGATGAAGGTGCATATGCAGTCAAAGATAGTGCAGGAGAGAAAGTAGTCTTCCTTTTTCAAGAACATGATGACTGTGAGAGATATGGACTTCAACTTGAGGCGAAGGGTAATTCTGAAATGGAAGTTGTAGAGATACAAGACACAATTGCCATCACTTCATGTGAGCGAGCAAAGGTAAAGTATACTATAATATCACCAGATGACATTGTGATTCCTGTAGAAAAAGATGATTGAGTTCAAAGAAATACGATACAAAAATTTTCTATCGTCAGGAAACCAATTCACTAACATCACACTGAATGAACATGGCACATCAGTCATCATAGGTAAGAATGGTGCAGGAAAATCGACTATTCTTGATGCT